GGCCGCCATTAATGGAGCGGCAACAATAGCAAGAGGAAACCCAAGGGCTTCCCATGTGGAACTGTATGCAGCCGCCCCAGCTTCAGCGGCTTTCATAAGAGTTCCTTTCGCCACCAAATCGGCTATCAGCGAAATCCCTTGCATTCCATACGAAACCATCGTCCCGTATCTGGCCGCCTCACCCTTTACTCCAGCGGCTGTCATTATGCCTTGGGATAGAGTCCAAATGCTGGTAATGCCAGTGGCCATCCCAGTGAAGCTATTTTCATAATCAGTAAGATACTCAGCCTTGAATAACTCCTGATTCTGATCAGTTAATTTTTTCTGCATCTGGCCATAGGCATTCAGGTCTTTGAGGTCGTCTTTAAGGAAACGTTCCTGAAGTCTCTGAATCCCCCCCAGGTCCTTAGACTGGCCCTTATACATCTTGTCCATGAGCTTCTCATAGGTCTTTAATTGCTTGGACTGATCATCCCAAGATTGATCCGCACCCATGGTGAACCCAATTTTTTCGGCTTTCTGTGCACTCCGGTCAAAAGACGCACCAACAGTCTTCCCGATCCCAGGCGATCCCATACCCTTGATCTTAACCACCATAGGATTGCTATCGGTGCCGAGCTTGCCGGCACCAGCCCCAGCAATGAGTTCTGCCAGACTGCCAAATGCCTTGTGGATGCCCTGCTTGGCCAAATTCAGCACCAAACTCTGTGCCATGGTCTTAGCCACTTCCATAAAATCTACTTTGGTCTTACTCAAAGCCCCTTGTATGCCCTGAGTAAAGACATCAGTGATAAAACCCTCTGCCCCTTCCATCATGTCGGCCACGGTGTTTGTCTGCTGATCGGCCTTGACCCGTCCATGAGCCCAACCCTGCAATCCCTTGTTATTTTCCATCTCCAGATTGTACTTCTTGGCCTGGGCCACCATGGCTTCCATGGCACGAGCCTGATCAGCAAGCTCGGGGTTGATCTGCTTTTCGGCAATCTGGCGTTCCAGCGCAGCCTTAGACAGTTTCAATTCCAGATCAAGCGATTCCCGTTTCAACCGCAGCTGACCTTCCAGGGTCGGGGCCAGACCAGCCATGGTGTCCAGATAACCTTTGAACAGATTGGCTGTGTTGGTCTGCACCTGATAATCCAGATCGGCATTCTTTTTGCGGTAGACCTCCTTGACCTGGGCCATTTTGGATTCATTGCCAGCCACGGTCTTCAGCTTCTCGTCCTCTTCGGCCTTGAGCACGGCTTGCTGATTGCCCAGGCCCGAGATGTACCATTTGTTGAAATCGTCGTCGAGCTTGCGGCGCTTGGAAGCATAAGCATCATCCAGTGCGGCCCTGGCCCCTGCCACATCCGCTCCTTTGGCTGCCAGTTCATTTAAGGTCTGGAGTTGCTTGGATTTCCAAGCCGCCAGGATGGCTTCTGTATCACCTGCCCCCTGGGCTGTGGCCTGGGCCATGGTCTCAATGAAGGAGCGAACCGATTTTTCTGCCGCCTCCCTTGCACTAGAGCCTTTGTCCTTTTTTTCTTTACCAGATCCAGGAGGCTTGGCTTGGGTCTGGTCCATACCAGATAAATCCCATTCGAGCTTGTTTGTTTTCTCATTCAGCTTAACCAATTCTGCAACATCTTTTCTAACCTGAACAATTCCCTGGGTAGGCAGTCCAATTTCCATCATTCCCTTGGCGTTTAATACCGCCTGACGTTGGGCTTCAGCCAATGAAGTATCAGGTCTCGTCACCTTCGCTTCTGGTGTTGGCTCAGCAGATGTTTTTGGAAATAACGACGGAAGACCGCTGACCACTGCATTAATCGACCACGTGATGGGTTTTGAGACTATATCATAAATTTTTAAGACATATTCCCAGGCCGTGTCCAAACCAAGAACTCTGATTTCCCATTCCACAAAATTTGAAACCAGATTGTAAATCTTGGTGACCTGATCCCAAACCCAAACCAAATCTGGATGAATCTCTATTTTCCATAGGTATGGCTGCGAAAGCATGTTATTGATTTTGGCCAGCCAAGCATAAGCCTCAGCAAACGTATCCATATAAGTACCTGGATCAATTGCTGTCCAGAATGCATCCTTGAAATTCACCATAGTCTGCTGGGCAAATGAGCGCTGAGGAATAGGAATCGCCTCGGCAGTGGTCCCATAAGCTCCGCCTTCCGGAAAGACCTTCAAAGGAGTATGATCAATTATCCAGGATATGGCATCTTTTGTTTGATTCAATCTATATGTAAGTGTCGTCCACCCCTTAACAAGCCCCACGACTATATCTTGCTCATGCTCCCTAAGATATTTATTCATATCCTTAAGCACACCTACTGAAAGTTCGTAAATCCCAAGTGCTCCCTGACGCCCAATGGATTTAAGATTGCCTTCCAGGGTGGTAGTCTGGGCTTCCAGGGTGTTCTCTACCTCAGCACAGGCAGCTGCAATACCAGGCCACATACTGGCCAACCACGCCAGCAGATCACCGGCCTTACGATGTTGAGTCACCTGATCCTTCCAGGCAGGTCCGAGCCTGGATTGTAATTCCATACCCAACAGGGAACCGGCCCTGACCTGGCCGTCCAGCAGGCCCCTAATTTCCTGGTTGATCTGCATCTGAGTATTCTGACCAGCCGTGGCCAGCTTAATCTTGTCGACCAAGACGCCCAGGGAATCCACTTCGTCCAGGCGGACAGCATACCCCTTCTGGACTAGGGCATTGTAGCCAGTCATGAGGTCTGCAGCAGATGCGAACCGCTTGGCATCCTCCTTCCTGATTTCATCATACATAGCCTGGGCATACTTAAAATTCTGTTTAAACATCTTTTCGAAACTGCCCTGGCCCTCCTGAGCGAGGTTGGTCAGACCAGAGCCAATCTCAATAGTCTTGAGCCGAAATTCCTCTTGAGCTTGAATGGAAAACCTGACAGCCTTCTGGACAGCGTAAAATGCCCCGGCCACAGACAATGTAACTCCAACCAAACCAGCCATGCTGGACATGGCGGACGAGGCATGGCCTTTCATATTGCCGAAGGTCGAGGCAGATTGGCGATCGACAGCATTCAGCTCACCCTGGAGCTTCTGGAGCTGGCTAGAATCCACGCCGAACGTGGCAATCAAAGACCCCAAATCCAAATTATTCCCCCTTCTCTGCCTGCTTCTTAGCTTTCCTGGCCTCGGCACGGTTATGTTGCCTGGCCCATTCCTTTAAGCCCTGTGCCATCTGCTCGATTGATTGCTTCTTGGCCGTCCCGCCAAGATGTTTAATGTATTGGGTCTGCCACCAGGGCATGAAATCCATGATCTTGGATTGGACACGCTGGCCGCCGGAGGCAGCAGCCAGGACATGGATAAGATCACACAGCTGGGCAAACCTGAAATCGTCCTTGTAGCTCCCAACAGGCTCCAGCTCATCAAAAGCCTCCCATTCTGTCTGTTGATCCCCAGTGAGCATTTGTTCCAAAAAGTCCGGGTGGGGCGCCCCGCCAACCCCGGCCAGACAGAGCTTAAACATCAGGCGGCGGCCGGGGCGCCTCCGGAGTTTTTTACCATACGCTCCCGGTCGAGTTCGGTGATGGCATTAAGGGCTTGGGCCTTGTCGGAAATTCTCTCCAGGTCCGCTCCGCTCATGTTAACGCTCAGGACTTCGATGTCCTCCGGGGTCAGCAGCAACTTGCCTTCCTTATCACAGACAGTATGAACGGCCAGCTTGGCCCGGAAATCCTCCAGGGAACGGATATATCTGTTCCTGGATTTTCCATCCTCTTCGTAGTCTTCCCAGTGCCCCAGGGTCAACTCGAAGCGGTTCTTTTCCCTTCCAGTCATCTGCCGGACAAAAACATCACCAGTGCTCAACTTCACCTTTTCGACCTTGAGCTCCTGTTTGGCCAGGAGTTGATCTCTCGTGAGGATTGCCATGATCAGGCCTCCAAATATAGGTAGGTGCCCATGGTTAGGGCAGTTTGATTACGCCGGTACCGGGCCGCTGCCGGAATCGAGGGTGATCTGGCCACTGACCTTGATAGTCACGTCGGCTGTGATCTGCTTACTGGTGTCCGCCTTGAACCCTAGCTCAGTCACCAGACCCAGGAAGCTCAATGTGGTGTTATCGTCATCCGGAATGGCCAACTCGTACGTCTGCTTGGTGTTCGACTCGAAGTCATCATTCATCAGATCATACGTGTCACGAGTGAAGTTCATGGGACATTTGAGTTCGCCGCTGTCCCGAAATCCGCCGATGAATTCCTTGTAGCCGGCTGTTGAGTCCATGTTGGTGACATCGATAGTATCTCTTTTCTTACTTGGGCCATCATAGCTGAGGATTTCAGCAACCTTGACCCAAGCCGCCCCGTCATAGCGCCGAAGCTCAATCCCAACCCCTGAAATTGCATTGCTTGACATGTACTTGCCCTCCCTTTAAGCCTCTTATAGGTTAAATATAAATATTCCGGGCCAAAACCCCTAAAGTTTATATTGGGCGACGCTGGATGCTGAAATTACAGATCCACATAGACCTACCGGTCTCATCCTTGCCAAGCGAGAACGGGTCTTGGTCACATTTCACCAGCTCATATGACGCTCCT